GGTTTCAGCGGATATACCGCCTTCGTCCGTGCTCTTGGTTGTCGGGCGCGTCTTCTTTCGCGGTATCTGAGCTTCGCCCTTGCCGATGGGCATGACGTTCGCATACTTGCGAATAGGCGACAAGTCGTTTTCGATCTTGATGATCTCGTTCACGTATTCCGGTGACGTGAGGAACGACCCGGTGCTCGCGTTGGTCACGCCAAGGGCTGTTGCGCGGAATTGCGCCTGCTGTTTGTCGAACGCGGCCCGCTCTTCCGGCCCGATCTGCATTGACACGCCGCGCATTGCCAACCGGAGGTCAGCATTGAACTCGGCGCGAATGTCGCGGGGCGGTGTGGGCTGACCGAGGTTCACCATCTTGTCCGCGAGCTTGGCAAGATCGGCCTCGAACTTGCTCTGTCGCTCCCGGATTTCGGCGGTCGGATCGCCGGCCGCTCGCCGGGCCTCATAATCCTCCTGAAGCGCGCGCACATCGTGAATCAGCTTTTGCGCGGCCTCAATGTTCAACGTTTCATCTGCCATGTTTTGGCTCCTGTTCTGTGGTCAGTACGTAGCAATCGTTTCCAAAAACGCGCGAATGAACGCGTCCTCGTTCAGCGCCGTGGCGTCAGCAGGCGGCTCATCGGCGGGGGGAGTGGTCGAAACCGGCTCCGCTCGCTCGATGAGTGCTTGTATGGCGTCCTGCGCTTTCATGAGAAGCGCCTTGTCAAATCGCACGGAGCTATTATGCCCCATGCCGATCAGCGTGTGGATGATCGCCTCGGGATACTCAGCGTCCATTTCGTCCCGCACTTTTTTGACGCGAGCGCCAGGACTGGCAGGAAACACCACAGGCGAATATTCAATCAGTCGAACTTCGTTGTGCCGGATGGTGCGCTTCGTCGTGTCCTCTTCATATTTTACGGGCAAGAATCCTATCGAAAGGCCGGTCACAACGCCGTCGTTAGCGAGCGCCCTTACTTCCCGCGCCCGCTGCACTTCGAGGGTTAAGCGGCACACACCGAATAACCCGCGCTCGTCTTCGTGCGCGTCGTGGTCAATCCCTATCGGCTCGTATCGGTCGTGCGACCAGAGCACCTTGATACCGTCGGACTCCTTCAGCGTCTTCGTGAACGCGCCGCGGGAGATGGTTTCCGTCCAGTCACCGATCGGGTATGGCTTTTCGAACACCGACACATAGCCCTCAAGGTATCCGTATCGCGGGTCTTCACCTTCGCGGGTTGCCACCCCGAGCGCTACGTCGCGTATCTGCAATCCGTTCATCGCTTGCCTTTCTTTTTGCCCTTCGATTTGCCACCGCAAAGTGCATTCATTCCTTGACCCTCTTGTATGTCATGGCACACCGGCAGTTGCATACCTCAGACGCCGACGCGCCGAGACTACCGTCACCGGGGTGCATGAGCCGTTGACCGCCAACGATAAACGCCTCGTCAAGCGGTATCGCCTTGCCGCGCCCGGCTGCCAAGTGCGTTGACCGCGTGCGCATCGGTTGCGGAGTAGCGAGCCACTTCTTTTTGAGGTCAAGCCCGGTTGCCCGCGCGCCCTCTAGGCTCCCGAGATTCGACGCGCCGATAACCTCAGTGCGGGCGATGAGCCGCGCCCTGTTTGGCACGATGTTGGTCACGTAAAGAGCTTCGAGCCGCTTCGCGAGCTTGACAACGTGCTCCCCCTCAGCAACGCCCGCCGCCAATGCCTTGCGTATCTGGTCACGGGTCGTGCCTATCGGTTCGCGCACCTTCTCCGCTGCGTTGTTTGCGATCCATGCCGTCACCGCCGCATCCCACGGGTTTGACGCGGCGCGCTGTTTGCCGGATAGCGCCTCAAATGTCGGGCGCGCGAACGTGTCCGCAACGTCACGGTACAACGTGCTCAGTAGCTTTTCCCATGAGCCGCGCCGGGAGTCCACGGCATTCAGGGCGGCGTATTCCAGTGTTGCCGGTGTTTGCGCTTGCTTTGCGGCCTTCATGACGGCGTGCATTTCCCGAGTGAACTCATCCCGGTATCGCTTCTCCCATGCCGCGTAAAACGGCGTGCGGCTGCGCTCAAACCTCTTCCAATACTGCACTGATGGTGTATCATCGGCGCGAAGTTCCAAGTCCTCTACGGCCCCGCGCGGCATTTCAGATTCGTCGTCCTCGTCCGGCATGTCGTCAGTCATGTCGAGCGTAGTTCCGAGGGGCATGGTAGACGCGCCAACCAGAACCACGTCGCCGCCCTCAATCTCCTCATATCCGTTCGCCGCCCGCTTCTCGTTGACGGTGATGTATGTGGCGGCCTCCACTCTCGCCCACTTCTCCGCCGTGCTCTCGTCCAGGGCGGGCATCTTGTCCGCGTCGTATGACACCTCTAGGTTGCCGCCGAACTTTGGAGACAGGAACGACGTGAGTTCCGCCGTCAGCATGTCGAGGAGGGGGATCACGGTCATGGTCTGGAATACCCGCACCGCCGTTGCGAAGTTGGCGTATGTGCTGTTCTCCGCATCATTCAGGAGCACCGACGGAACGCCGAACGCCGTTGACACGTCACGCATCGCGATCCGCATCGCCTCAACCCAATGCACGTCGGCGGGCGAGAGGTCGGCTTTGTCAATCTTGAATGGCGTGTTCCCTGTCCAGAATATCCGGCCGGCGTTTGGCGCCCCGGTGAACTTCGCGAGGAGTTCCCGCCATGCACCCAACTGTTCGGGTGTTGCCGTGGTATCGGGCGGCACGCTCACGAACATCGAAGGACGCCCCCCGTTCTCCATGAGCGACGCGTTCCATACCCGCGCCGCGTTGTCGAGCTTGACGGATTGAGCGCAGGCAACGAGTGGACTCATCGCGCCCGTATCGCTTGCCGGGTCCGGGAAGTAAAGCCTCAGCACGTTCTCGGGCGAGTAGTCCACCTTGACCGTATCCGATACGGTGTATTCGTAGTGGTCAATCGCCGTGTTTTGCGCATTCATCACGAGCTTCATTCGTGACGGGATACGGCGAATGAGCGTGTGCGGAACGCTTGACAGGCTTTCGAGGTTGCCTTGCACGTCATACAAGAACGCCTGCCCGTTCAGCATCCAGTCCATCATCAGCATTTCGCGCAACTTCAACCCGGAATACATCACGTTCGGTGTGCTGAGGGACTTGACGAGCGGGTGTGAGAATGGCAATTCCACGCGATCCTTGCCGGTTGTGGAATAGCACACGAGCGGAACACGCGCAACGTTTAACGCGATCTGGTTTACCGCGCCATACACCGCCGTGTTGCGCTTGTATCCGTCCGCCGTGGGGTCAATGGCCGCGCCCACCCCGGCAAAGTATTGCGCCAACGTTGCGAGCCGGTTGTCCTGCGACGGGGCGAACATGCGGCGTAGGTATGTGATCGGGTTGAGTGTCATACCACAAACGACTCCAGCGTGCGCCTTGCGGACAGGAAACGGAACGCCCCGGATAGCACGTCGACCTTGTCGTCGTGCGCCCCGAGTGGGAACCTCTCAAGCTGATCCAACAACGCGGCGTTCCATGTCCCTCGCACGAGCCGCACATTCCCGGCCTCCGCCGCCGCCGCAACGGGAGCCGCCTCCACTACCTTGCTGCCCTTGCTTGTGATCGGCTGGAAGTCGTAACCGGGCAACACGCGCATCCGGTAGTGCTCCATGAGTGACTTGCCAGCGGACGGCTCTTGCTCGATTCGGATAAGCACGGCGGCGCTATCCTCAAGGGCAGTGTACTGGATGAGCCGTTCAACGGCGAGCGCGGTATCCCGTATGCTTTTGAAGTCCAGCACGTACCATACCCCGGCGTGGAACTTGACCAAGCCGCCTTCAGTCCAGTCCGGGTCCGCATTGTGCTTGTCCGCCTTGCTATGTGCCAAATCCCAATACCGCACAAGCCGCCCTTCAGCAGGCACGGCCTCGCGTTCGATGATCGGGAACCACTCCCGCTTGAATATGCCGGTTTGCGGGTCGGTCGGGTTTTGTTGGTAAAGCGCCTCGAACCACCGTGAACCAAGTGCAATCCGCTTCTCTTCAAGCTCTGCCAACCCGTATCGTTCCGGCCAGAGCGCCGCGCCTGGTTGCCGCCCGAGTAGGTCACCGGGCAATGCGAGCGCTGGGAGGCTTATCACCGTCCACGTATCGGCATCCGGGAACTCCGCCGGGTTGAGTAGCTTGCCGGTCAAGTCGTCACGATCCCACCGCGTCTGAATCACCACGATAGCACCGTTAGGCTGCAATCGCGTGGTGGCAACAGAACGATACCAGTCAACGTTCCGGCGTTGCATGGTTGGCGACATTGCATCTTCAGGGCCTTT